GCGGAAAAAAAGGTAAAAAAGGTAAAAAGAAGTAAATAAGGTAAAGGATTATGAAAAACTTTTTAGCTGAGCTGAAGTTCTGGATTAATCTTTACCGAATAGTTAAGCGAATGGATGCTGGGGAGAGAAAAAATCTCCTCAGTTTTCCATCAAACGATGTTTACTGAGAACTACCAAGTCTCGTTCACTCGTTCTAACAAAACAATAAAGCTTGCAGTCACAGCGCAAGACGTAGCCCACGCGCAGGCTCAAGCCTTAGACATTACTAGAAGTCTCGAAGCTGATAAGTTCGAGCTTGGTTATGGTGCGTGTGAAAGTAATCATCTAAGTGACCTTTATAGAAAATTAGCCTACAACGACTTCAACCATGAACATTGTTATGAATGGGAGAGTTCTTTAACTAACGGTGTGCCTTCTGTGTACGGGTTAGGAAAACGGTATTATGTGCGACCTTTGATACTAGGTTATTTAGATATTCAAAAAGATCAAATTGTCAAAAACACATGTGGTAACAACAAGTGCATTAATCCATACCATAATCATTACTTGCATTTCAAAAACTCAAAATTGGGTGGCGGCGACCTGCAGATCGCTCTAGCATTCCGGAGCCGAGGCGTTTCTGTTTCGCAGATCGCCAAGGTACTAAAAGTCCACCGCTCAACGATTTACAGAGCCCTAAAAAATGAACGTCTTCTTATTGGGGATAAGGGTCACCGACAAGGCGATCCTTGAAGACGGCAAAGCTAACGTGATTGCTGAAGCTCTGCCGTCTTCGAACAAACGTGTCTCAACTAAAGTCCAACTAATCCAAAAAGCTGACCATTACGTCGGCAAACTTCTCCAGAATCTGGAGGAAAAACAGGAAGTCCTTGCATTGGGTCCAGTCAAGCCCACGCCTGACGGTGTGTTGGTGATGCAACCCATGCTTGTAATAAGCAAAGAAAATTTCTCCGACCTCCTCGCCGTCAACGCTTTCATGGCTTGCGGTGGTCTTGGACCCAAGTCTCAAGAAAACGAAGTTGGAGAGTCAACTGTCACCAACCGTTCTATTGCATGGCAAGTTCCCGGTGAAACTGAGACCAATTGGTTTAAGCTCACCGCTTGGAATGAACTTTCAACGCAGCTCGCCGAATTACCTAACGGCACTCCGACTATTGCAGTCGGTCGTGTAAGCACAAGCGAAAAGGAAAACAAACAGTATCTCAATTACCAAGCTGACCAAATCCTTTACCTTCCCAAGGGCACGAAGTCCGCGCCCAAAAAAGCTGCCGACCCTGAAAAAGGTCAAGTTGCAGCAGCGGCTCTCGGTTCAATCGACTTTAATCTCTGATCATGGTATTCATCGCAGGCAAGTTTGCGGCAGATGAAATTCTCTGCCAAGTCCCTCCGCACACTCTCCGCATCGATCTGCAGCAACGCAGGTGGAAGAGTGATAACGATCCCGATCAAGCCATCACGGACTCGAACGACAATGGGATCCCTATCGAGTTTATTCTCCTCGGGTTTACTCCCTTTTACGGAAACCTTGGAATGCGTTCCCACGAGGAGTTCATTCGCATTGCATACATTGGTGTTTCTCCTTCGCATCGTTTGCTTCCTCCTCGATGCGTTTCAACTAGCGTTATATCCGGTAAGAGTAGTCAAAAGAATTTCATCTCATATTTCCAGACGCTTTACAACAACCGTATAAACGTTGCGGAAGTTGTGACTGCAACTAAGTTCGTACAACGTAGCTTTACTCAAACCGATCCTGTGTCGGGAGCTGACATCGGTAAGGTCAATTACAATGTCCTAGAGTTTTCTGATCGTCCGGTAAACGGCGACGATGAAGAAAATCTGGTTAAAGACATTGCGACTTGGCTTACCGGAGACGGAGGAGAGCTGGTTTCAGCTTCACTTCGTAGTCATATCTCCGGTGCGAATCTTGTTGAGCTACCTCTCGGAACAGACCACGAGGACATTAAAAATGCTTTTAACGAAGCTCATCCACAGCTTGAAGGTTTTAAGGCGCAAGGTCTTAGCGCTCTTCCTGCTGGAGCGGGCGAACCTAAGGCGACTCCTCCAGAACCTAAGTCAGACAAACCTAAGGAATTGACTAAGGAACAAAAGGAGGCGCTTAAAGCAGCTGGTTTGGAGGTATGATCTAACCGGGCATCGGGACTCATTGCGAGGGGACTAAGACGGGTGGTGCAACACCCGTCTTTTTATTTGCCTAAAAGTTTCGCTATCGATGGAAGGGGATAACCCTCTGTAGATACGTACCGAGCAAGCTCTTTGAACAGTTGCTTTTGCACTAAATAATTTGCGTGAAGTATATCTATAATTTCATGTAACTCATCTGCATCTCTCAACTGTCTTGTTTTATTCATGAATTTATGGTGGTAGAACTCTGATTCCACGGCCATATAATTCCTTAAGCGACCGACAAGGTCTTCAGATTCCATGAGCTTTTATCAGGTCCCTCAACAGATTTTAAACCCGGTTCTCGATCTGAAGATCTTAAGCGGGAAAATTGTATTACCAACTGACCTCGATCAGGGTCTCGCAAAGCAACTAACGAGTGCGGGCTTTGACGATCTTGTAAGCGCAGACGATTACTCCAACCACATCGACAGATTTTGGTGGCAAAGTCTTCCTCCCTTTGACTGGACAATCGCCATCACACAGGGGATGGGTGAATCCATCGACTGGATTCTCGAGCCAGGCTATGAGCTTTCGAAAAAGGGTCTTATCGTTCTCGACAGGATTACTTTCTTGGAACCAACAAGGAAAAGGTTTAACTTTCTTCAGAAACGACCTTTAAGCAACTTAGTAATTTTAAACCCAAGACCTGAATTCCGTGCGGACCAGAGAAAGTCAAAAGACTCTGTGACTTCTGCATGGTTTGTATACAACAAACAGAGTTCGGCTTCGAAAGATACAAACATAAACTTCGATGTAAACTGGCAGCGACCGCAACCTTTTTCTGAAAGTGAAAGGACGCCTACAACTTCTGCTAACGCAGTACATTGAGGAGCAGCAGAAGACTAACAAAGCACTCGAAAAAATTGCTGCGCTTCTCATTAGTAATCAGCTTCTTCAAGAGTGTATCGACCACGCTGGTAAGCCTCGCGAAGCTGACATTGTCGCTGAGTTAGTGGCTGACTCCTTTTCTGCTGGGCTGTGTTTACTCAACGAACTGGAGCAAAGGAACAAAGAATACGATTACCAGAAGTCAGAGTTTTTTATTAATACAAACTCCGACGTAAGCGAGAACGACTCACTCGAATCATTCTGAAGCATGTCGGACACTAGGAAAACAATTAACGGACTACGTCATTACCTGTGTCCTGGTGTACCTGACTACCTTCCTTCTGTAACTTCGATTCTGAGTGCGACTCAGTCTGCTAAGACTCAGCAAAAACTTGCTCACTGGAACATCATGAATCCAGGTGCTGCTGATGAAGCAGCTTCGCGGGGAACTTGGATCCACGAAGCAACTGAAAACCATCTTCGAGGACTTCGAGTCGTCCCTCCTGAAAAGTACGAACCTTTCTGGCGCGGAGTTCCTGAGTGCGTAGATAACTTGCTAGATGGAGGTCGGGTGCTTTGGTCTGAACGACCTTTCAACCAACCGAGCTGGTCAAAGTATGTCGGTGATGATGGTGTAGGAAGGATCTTTTATTACGATCAAAATAATAAACAAGGTTACGCAGGTTGTTGTGATCTTATTTATATGGACAATAATGCTGAAATCATTCTCGCGGACTTTAAAACAAGCGCTGGTCCTTACAGTACAAAGTTCCCTAACAAAAAGACTGAAGTTGACGAAAAAACTAAAAAAGCACTCATCTCAGGAGTATTCAAAGCGAAAAAGACCAGACTACAACTAGCTGCTTATAAACTTGCAGCAGAAACATGCCTAGGAATTAAAATTAACAAGACCCAGATAATCGTAAGCACACCATTAGAACAATACCAAACTCAGGTTTTTACATTTGGTGAGACCGAGATCGCAAAAGACGAAGAGAATTGGCTTGCGTTAGTAAACAAGTACTACACAGAGGTCTTTCCGAAGCACTGCGCATAAAGCAGAATTAAAACTAAATTAAATGGGTGCAGCAACGCCCTGGATACGGCAGACTACTGTCACGACAAGCACTCCAATGAATTTCATTTGCTCAATCAACTCCAAAGTAGCCGGTGCGCTTAACAAAAGCACAGGCAAGATTGAAGCAGGTGGTGATTTCAGTGCATTCAACTCGGGTTGGCAGCAAAAAGATATCCCCATTAGCGACATAGCGAACGAAGTCGGTAAGTCTCATGGTCTTTGTGCTTGGCACCTTATCGATGGCAAAAGAGAGAAGAACAACACCACACCGCTCCAAGCTGGTTTAATCATTATCGATATTGATAACCAAGCAGATCACAAAGATGACAAAGGAAATAAAGTTCAAAAACAAGAACTTACTTGGGAAGAGGCAGAGCAATTAGAAATTTGTCAAAAATATCTTTCTCTCGCATACAACTCACCTTCAACTTCAGTCGGTTGGCCTCGATTCCGTCTTGTATTTGGTTTAGAAAAACCAATTACAGATCCTGAGTTTTACCAGTGGTTTGTAAGAACCGTTGCAAAAGATATACCGGGTTCAGATATAAGAGCCACGCAGGCTGTCAATCTTTTTTACGGAGCTAAGAGTCAGTCAGAAATTCTTTCAATAACAGATAAATTTATTCCGTTTGAGAAGATCACCAAAGCTCACAAATATTTTCTTTCTCTACCTAAAGAAGACAAGGGAGATAAAGGTGACGTATCTCAGGCGCTTCGTGATATCAACGTTGCGCCTGAAACTGGAACTGATCTTACTAGGCTTTTGTCTAAGTCAGTTCGCGACATGCTCGATGGCGAGCCAGTTGATGATAGATCTCTCGCGGTTACAAGAGCGATCAAGGAAATCCTCGGATGGAGGAACTGGCTCCATGAAAACAACATCACTGTAAACGTCTCACCATTGACAGTAGCACATGATGTGTTCTATGCTGTTTACCAGTACCCAGCGGAGGTAGACGGCAAATTTACGCGGATCATCGACAGTATCCGTGACGTTGACTCAGTGATGCCTTCAGTTGTGATGGCGTCAGAACACAGAGAACTGGCTGCTTGGCAACGTCTTAAAAAATGCGACAAGCAAACTTTTGACAGAGTTGCAACCGCAGAAACCAAAGCCAATCTCACCAAAACAAAACCAAAA